TTCAAGAGTAGGTGCAATATCATCTAAACCATCAAAAGTATCTTTTAAATTAGTAGCTAAACTTATTTGTTTGTCTAAATTTTCAATTTGTATATTATGGTATTCTTTAGTATCTGAAATTAAATTATTAACCTCTTTCTCAATATCATCTACATTTAAATTACTAATATTACCTATACTAGCCTTTATGCTTTCAAGAGTAGGTGCAATATCATCTAAACCATCAAAAGTATCTTTTAAATTAGTAGCTAAACTTATTTGTTTGTCTAAATTTTCAATTTGTATATTATGGTATTCTTTAGTATCTGAAATTAAATTACTTATTTTTTCTTGATAATCTGTTTGGCTTAAATTCTCAATATTATTTATTTCGTTTTGTAACTGTTGAAGCGTTTTTATGATTGGGTCAATAGAAAAATCTAAATCATTATACCAATCTTTTATACTATCTAAAAACTCTTCGTATTCATTACTACTATCCAATACATCTCTTAAGCTTTTTTCCAATTCACTTAAGGCATTAGAAGTATCTTCTATTGTTGTTCCATATCCTGTTGCACTGTCAAGATTAAGCATATTCATTTTAGTTTCAATACCATCAATAGCATCTAGGAACACAAGAATATCATCACTACTTTCAATTTTAAAGTCAAAATCTGATACTGAACTCAAAATATTCTGATATCCATCAAGCTCACTTTTTATACTTGCTATAGTGCTACTAGATAAGCCACTATCAGTTTTTGCTCCACTTAAATAATCATTAAATCCAGCAAATGCATCTGTAAAAACAGTACCATAACCTTCAACTGTAGCTTTAAACATATCAACGGATTGTGTTTTATTTATTTTTAGTACATCTAATTCATTACCACTAGCTTCTGCATATAATCTTTTTATGTCATAAGTGTAATCTCTAATTTTCTTAACACTTTCCCAAAAGATAGATACACCTTCTTCTGTATCAGCAGCACTTTCAATTAATGCATCTAGCATATTGTTAGAGTACTCTGCTGTTTTGTCTATAGAATATTGAATCTCCGCCCACTGTTGTGCATAAAATCTTTTAGTAGATGACCACATATCACCTTTTTTTGTAGTCCATTCTTTGACACCACTATCTATAACTTCTGCATAAATAGAACTAATATCCACCATGCCATCATATTTTTTTATAAGCTCATCATAAATATTTGTCTGAACAAAGTCTGTAAGATCTTTGCCACCAGTAATAATTTCACCTAAGCTAATAGCAAATCCGTGTAAGCCGCCTTTTTTCTTACCTAAATATTGTGTAGTTCCTTCAAATAATTCTGTAAAAAATACTTTTCCCACATCATCTATACCACTTTTTTTAAGGCTTTCATCCATCATAGCCTTGTAGCTTTTTTTAGCAAGAGTAACACTAACACTTCGGCTTAATCCATCTCTAAAGTAGCTTAAAGAATCCATAATCATATCATTTGATTTATCAAGTGTTTTTTTAATATCATCACCAAGTTTATCTACCGAATTATCACCATAAATACTTTTATCTATATAATCTTCAACGATACTTTTATCTTTTTTAGCAACTTCTTTTAATGATTCTTTATATTTAATATTAGCATCAGTCAATTCTTTGCTTGTGTGAAGTCCAGCTTTTAAATTAGTTCCAATCTCAGCCGACATTTTAAATACACCCAGTCCAAGTGAAGACATAGTTATGTTCGCATCTGCAACAGTTCTTTTTATATCTCCTAGAATCAGTACATTTAACTTAGCATACTCAGCCGAAATAGGCTTAGTTTCAATTTTTATACCATCTAAAGTAGTACCACTGTTTGATAATTCAAAAGAGCTTTTTATTTCTTTTGTATTATGACTTGCTGTTGTTGGGATAACTGGTGCGGCGGCTGCACTAGTTGAGCCACCAGTTAATACACCAATTGCTGCCATTGTTGCGGCTAATGCTGCCAAGTTTGCAGGAAACGTAAGTCCTACCATAGATGAAACACCAGCCGCTACAGTTGATGAAGCAGTAATAGCTGTATCCTTAGCTACTGCTCCTGTAACTTCTGCACTCATAAAGCCTAATTTAATAGCCAATCTTTCAGCGGCTAATACTATTTCTGCAATGTGCATAGCTTTTTGAACTTTACCTAAAAATTTATATGAAGACGACCCCTCTTTAGCAAAACTTTGAACTGCCCCAGCTAAATTTTTATATCCTATAATATTACTTCTAAATCTTTCTTTATCTGACAATTCTTTGTTTTTTTCAATATTGTCTAGTTTATTTATAGCAGAAATACTATCAGCAATGGCATTAGAAAATTTATCAAAACCTTTTATCTCAATTTCATAGATAAGTTTAGCTTTATAGTCATTACTACCACCTCCACCACTTCCAGCCGAACCACCTGTAGGTAGATTTTTTTCAAGACCCTTTAGTTCCGCTTTTGCTTTCTTTACTCCTGTTATAGCTACATTATATTCAAGAGTATTACCTTTTGACTCAATCGCTCCCATTTCAGCCTGAGTAATTTCTATTCTAGCCTTAGCTTTTTTTATCTGATTTTCAATGTTGACTGTTCTGTCACCAACTGCACCAGTGTTTACTAAATCGACATTTAATCCACCTAATACTTCTTTTTGCTTAAGTAATATATTATACTGTGTACTTAATTCAGCAGTTTTAAGTCTTTCTGTATCCAAAGTAGCTATTTTTTGGTCTTTTAATGAAATTTCAGCGGTTTTAGTTTTAACTAATTCATTATTTCCATTTTTTATTGCCATAGTCAATTCATCTTGAAGTTTTTTCTTTTCCTCAGTTAAAGTCTTGATATTCGCATCAATCCCTGACTCTTGAATATCGTATTTATTAGCACTTTTATCTATCTTTTGCTTTTCAAGTGCTAAATCAGTTGCTATTTTAGTATTATGTATGTTTTGTAATCTTATCTCTTCTTTTTTTGATAATTCTAGTGAATCTTGTTTGGCTCTATTTAGATTTAACTGCAAATCTAAAATCTTTTTCATAGCTTTATTGTTTTTAGATTTAGCAAATTCGATACTATTTAAAATAGTTGATTCTTCTTCTTTTAGTTTAATAGATTTTTTATCAATCGCTAATGTTTTTGATTTAAAATTATTAGTAATTCTTTGAGCTTTCTCAATCTCTTCATCTATACTTAAAATATCTTTTTTGCTTTTTAAAATATTATTACTTAACTTTTTTACAATATTTAGTGATTGATTATCAGCAGTAGTATTGGTGATATTGTTTATGATTGTACTTAAATTACCAATCTCAAGTAAATATTTATCAATCTCATTATTATTTTTAATATTATTTAATGCTGCTAAAAACTTTTCTTCATAATTCTCAATACTTAAGGTATCAATATCAAATGTTATTTTATTTTTTGTATCTTCACTTAAATTATTAAATCCATCTTTTGCTTTTTTAATAGCATCAACTGTTGCATATTTCCAAAGTTCTAGACTCTCTTTGTTATAAGATAATTCTTTATTATATTTTTTTATCTCTTTTGTTATGTCAATATATTCTTTTGCCACACCACCAATTTTATCACCAACAACTTCATTGAATTTAATAGCAGTTAATTTTCGTTTTAAAACAACTTGATTTTTTGTCTCATCATTTTGCTTTTTCATAGAACTAGTAGCAGCATCTATTTTTGATTTAATAGCATCTATATTTGTATCAATAGCATTAACAAATTTCCCACCTGAATCTGCTTTTAACTCTACCCTTAAATCTTCAAGAGCTTTTTTATATATTTTTAAATCTTTAATCGTTTCTTTTTTAAAACTTATAGAGTTAAAAGATTCTTTAATACCTTTTAATGCTTCTTTTGTTTTATCCCAGTCGCTAGGATTAAATAAAACTTCATTGTTTGAAACACCTATAGCAACAAAGTCTTTAAACTCATCCTGTGCCGCCTTAACTCTTTCACCAATATTGTCATCAATAAAAGTAGGTAGTCCTGAGTTCTTTAATGTAGCTAAAAACTTTAGCCATATTATATTCAGTCTCATTACAATCGTTTTTAACCCAACACCTAATCCTGAAAATATATTATATGCTGTACTATCATCTATAGTTGTATGTTCAACATCTTTCACAAATCCAAACCAAGCCGCACCAACTATTGCAACAGGCAAGGCAATCGCCGCAATCGTCGCACCTAATCCAACCATTGCAGCACCAGCTCCACCAATAGAAGCTATAATCCCAGCTCCACCAATAGCGGCTAATCCTATAGGGATTCTTGCTATCCAAGTGCCAAGACTTACCATAGTTCCCATTAGTCTGTTTAGCATTCCATTAGTTGAAACAAGAGACCTTACTATCATGCTTCCAGCTATTAATTCAAAATTGTCATAAAGAAATTTTACACTAGTTGAAACTGTGTTAAATGTACTGCCCAAAACATTTCCCCAAGTTTTTACTGCACCTTCATTTTTCTTTAGTTCTTCTGTAAAAGCTTTAAGTTGTGGCTGAACTGCTTTGAATAAGGAATCTGTAAATGTTCTTCTACTTGCATCCCATTGGTCACTTAATCTTGCCAGAGTTTTAGACATACTATCTTGTGATTCAAGTGCATCAAATGCTTTAAATTTATTCATAATTAAATCATACAAAGCACCAACTTTATTAACATCAGCTTTTGCCGCTAAAACTGCCTTATTTGCTTGTTTTGGTGACCCCCATAGCATGACAGATATTCTTGAGTCTCTAGTAATATTTCCCCCTTCTATCATAGATCTTGACTCTTCTAAGGCACCTCTCATTGGCATACCAATCGCACCTGCGAAATTGGTCAATTTTTTACCAAATTCAATAGTATTGTTCAATATGGTTTCAAGGTCTTTACCAAATGCTTTCCCACCACTTAAAGCACCACCGATACTTTGTCTAAATACTTCTGTTAATTCACCAAAACTTGCCACAGTTAATACTGCTTCTTCTCTTAATTTTCTTAAAGTACCTTTTGATAATTTTTGTGAAGCCTGAAAATGCTCCATTGAACTCATTAATTTTTTATTGGAATCAATTAGTGCTGTATTATTTGAAACTAAAGCCGCAATACCAAGTCCAGCATCTTCTAGTTCTTTATTCAATCGTAAACCACCACCAATAGTATTTTTAATACCTTCAGTTACTGCATATATACCTACATAATAATCCAACATTCTTCGCATCGACCTCTGCAGTGATTGAACATATATATTATGTCTTGAATCTTCCGACGACCTTCTGCTTATAAATTCTCTTTGTTGTGTAGCTCTTGCATTATGTAAGTCATATAGTCTTTCAACATTTCTAAGCTCATCCCTAGCACCAGCTGAATTTATATTATTTAAATTTTCCCTTGACCTTCTTAATGCAGATATTATTTCAAGTTCTCTTTCAAGTGAATTTAAATGTGGATTTGACCGTGCCAAAGATATCGCATTTCTCATTTCAGATTGTGTTGCTTGTAGTCTCCTAGTTAATTCAGTTTCAGTTTGCAATGACTGTAGTCTTGAATTTGTAGCACTCATCTCATTTCTAATCCGACTAGCTTCTGTTCTTGAAGCCGCTGAATTTAAACTATTTAACTCGTTTAATTGTCTTTGTAATAATTCATATCTTTGGGTCAATTTGTCAACATGAGATAAGCTTTTATTATTTGTTATAGTTTTAATCAATCCTGTGTAAGCAATTTTAATATTCTTTATCGCCTGAATCTCTTTCGGCGATGAAGTTATTATATTTTCAGCTTTATTCTTATAAGTATTAAATAATGTTTTTGCTTGAGAAATTAACTCATCATTTGTCATTTGAGTTCGATGAAAAGTGTCTTGTAGTTCTTGTAAATCTTTGTTTAAATTGCCATAAATATCAAACCTATCCCTGCTAGTTCTACTGGTCGATGAACTGCTAGTATTATTTGATGAATCACTTTGTGTACTTTGAGTTGATGTAGGTCTTGATTGTCTTAATAGCTCATTTTGTTTCTTGATGGCTTCGTTTTGCTTTACGGCATTTGCTAATCTATCTTTTTCGTTTTTGTTTATTTGGTGAGATTGTTTTTGTATTTTGATAAGCACCGCTAAATATTCTTTCCCTAAAGATATTTGTCTCTTTAGTGATTCTGATATTCTATTATTTTTTGTAGCACTCAAATCAAATCCAGCTCTTATTTTACTAAGTGCTTTTTCATATTTTTCAAGTAATTTAATTTCTTTTTGAATATTATTTATATTTTCAGTAGTACCAAGTCCTTCTTTATGTTTACCCATAGCATTTATTTTTTTCATAAGTGCTTCTACTTTTTTTAGATTATCTATACTTTTAGTGGGTGCAGCATCTTGAACAGATGCAGCTCTTGATTGTCTTAATAGCTCATTTTGTTTCTTGATGGCTTCGTTTTGCTTTACGGCATTTGCTAATCTATCTTTTTCGTTTTTGTTTATTTGGTGAGATTGTTTTTGTATTTTGATAAGCACCGCTAAATATTCTTTCCCTAAAGATATTTGTCTCTTTAGTGATTCTGATATTCTATTATTTTTTGTAGCACTCAAATCAAATCCAGCTCTTATTTTACTAAGTGCTTTTTCATATTTTTCAAGTAATTTAATTTCTTTTTGAATATTATTTATATTTTCAGTAGTACCAAGTCCTTCTTTATGTTTACCCATAGCATTTATTTTTTTCATAAGTGCTTCTACTTTTTTTAGATTATCTATACTTTTAGTGGGTGCAGCATCTTGAACAGATGCAGCTCTTGATTGTCTTAATAGCTCATTTTGTTTCTTGATTTTATCTATATTTCTTACAGTATCAGATATATCCATATCAAATAATTTAGTAGGTTTTATACTTTTAATTTGATTTTGAATAGCTTTAATTTGATTTTCTGCATACGATAAGTCTATTTTAGGATTAATGGCAGTTTTAATTGCACTAGTAACCTTATTCAATTCACTTTTGCTAGGTGGAGCAATCTCAATCTTTACTTTTATTGCCATTAAAAAACCTTTTATATAATATTAATTATATATTATATCTTAAATAGCTATATTAACACTTTTGGTGGAATAAGTTTATCTACTATTTTTTATCAGATTTTGACTCATTTAGTTTTTTGATAATATGTTCAACATCTCTTACTGCTTCAAGCACTATTATTTTCTCATTGCCTTCAAGATTATGTATTTCCATCGAACTAAAAAGTGCTGAATAGTCTAAATTACCGCTCATTCCATCTCTTGCACCATGTATCAACAGATAAGATTGTGCTAATTCTAAAATGTATGGTGTAGGTTCATGAAAATTTTGACAAACATATTTATTTTCTTTGTTAAGTTTATATTTATTATGAAAATTCTTTTTGATGTATTGTTTGGAGTTTGTACTTGCTGGAACTTTATCAATGTCATTGATTGAATCCACAATACAAGGGGGAAGATTGTCGCAAACTTTAGTGCAATCTGAACAGATAGATGCTGTGCCATCTACCTGCCATGTTAAAAAATCAGTTACTTTTTTTTTGTTCTTGCAACTTTTTTCTTATAATCTTTTTGTGCTTCATCAGCAGCTTTACCAACTAAATTAACAAAATCATTTGCATATTCAAATAAGAATTTTTTATTATCTTCATTGCATATTAGTTCAACATCCATTTCATCACCTGATATATCTGAATGCTTTAAACTATGCTCTTTAGCAGTATCTTTTTCTACAAAAACACCTTTCCATTCAGTTACTTTTTTATTGAAAACTGCAAATGAAAACTCAAAAGTTTTCTCATCTGATTTTTCACTCTTATCATAAGCATTTAGGTTTTCACTAGTCTTTAGTGGTGCAACAGTAATCTCAAAAGGCTCATTCTCGTAAAGTGTACCTTTAAATTCTTTCATACTAGCTACAACATTAATTGGTTTATCAATAATAATCATTTTTCTTTTCCTTTTCGTTTTGGTATCGTTATTTTATCATAAAAATTCTTAAGTTTAATAAAAGAATTTCATAAAAAAACCCAAGTATTAGAAAATACTCAGGTTTAATAGTTCAAATAGTGGTATTAAGTTACGATTAGTGGTATTAAGTTACGATTATCTCTTTAATTACACCATAAGCTTTAAAATCAGTTTCGGTTAAATCACTACTTACTGTTCTAAATTCATATTCATCACCAGTCACTAAGCTTGTGATATCTTTTGTAAATGTTGAAACTGTACTTTTAGTTTCAGTAGCTGTTGCAATCCAATCTGTATCACCTATTTTTCTATACTCAAAATTAACCAATGCAAATGCCGAATCGCCTTTGCTTAAAAAACTACCATTTAAAGTAACTTCACCAGCCGAGGTAGAAGCACCATCAGTTGTTTTTGATGTTGGAATTGCAGTTGTAACATTAGTTACATTTAAATTTGAAATAGTATCACCTACAGTCAAAGTGATATCTTCATATCCCTTCATGTCTATTTCTTGCTTTAATCCAGTATGAGTATCTATACCGACACCTTGTGGTTGAATGTTTGCTGTATGTTCAACTTTGAAATATGCAGGATTGTTATCAGCTTGAATAACTACTGCTATTTTATGACCATTACCTTTGATAGCATTCATGCTACCATCATAGAAAAATGTAGATTTACTATCATAAGAAGCTTTAGCACCTTCACTTATTTTAACTCTTTTTCCGCCACAAAGTGCAAAATCACCACCTTCTAATCCTCTATTCAAGTCAAACGAATAACTTTCAACTAGTCCACAAGTTATTTCAACATCATCTATACTTAAAGATGTTTTAGAATATTGAAACTTTTGCCCTTCAGGAACATTAGTTGCAGATGTAACTGTCTCATTTGTTTCTTGCTCTAAGCCCATCATATTGTAGTTTACTGTAATATCACTTTCACTTGAAACTGAAATACCAAAGCTACCTATTTTAGAATTAGAATACTTAAAATACTCCTCAGTATCTAAAAACTCTTTTAAAATAGTAGCTTGAGGTAGATTATTACTTAACTTAAAAGTGTGAGTAAATAGTGCATTGTCTTCACCATTTGAAGCTTTATAGTGTGTTCCAGTTAAGCCTATTAAAAAATAAGGCATTACTGCGTCATCAAAAATTGTTGAAAACGAACCGTCAACAGTTTTGTTTCCATTTATAGGCTGCGATGGATTTGGATCTACAGATATACTTGCAGTTGAATCTACAACATTTGTAGTTTCTTTAACATCTGCACTAATAAATGGTATGTTAAAGAAATTATCGTTACCGTAAGAAATTTTGACATTTGAATTTTTACCGTCTTGAATTGACATAATTTTTCCTTTTTGTTTTATTCATAATAAAAAAAAGAAACCATAACTAGCTTCTTGAAAGTTCCGTTCGCATTTCCAATAGTTTTAACTCTTGGAGATTTAAAGCGAACACCATTAATAGTATCCAATTCATTAAAAGCTCTTATCACTTCTGATGCTTTAGATTCTATTAGCTTTACACCTAATCCTTGATTAATATTTAATATAATCTCTAAAGTTGCATGAACTTCAAAGGGCTTATCGCCTTGAATAATATATCTTTTTCGGCTGAGTTCTCTTGTAGAAACATTTGCCCAAACTATATTATTTTCCGATGGCTCAAAAATACTACCATCTTTGTAAATAATTTTATCTGTATTTTCCCATTTAGAGGGAATATCAATATTATCAAAAAAATGTTTCCTAATTAAGCCGTGCATTCAAAATCTCCTCAAGTCTTTCATAAACCTTGTACTCTTCTTCCACATACTCTTCACCATAATTAAAATTTCTCATGTCAAAAGTATCATTCCTAAAACTAATCAAGGTTAATGCTTTAGATGATATTTTTAATTTGTCAATATTTAATAGGCTTTCCGTTTTTCTGGCAGAAGTCAAATTTAAAAGTCTTGGCGATGGTACACCATGTCTAGCATATATTATATCTGATTTATTGGCAACATTATCGGCAACATTAGCAGAATGCTTATGAACAATTTTGTGATTTGAATTATATGTACTAGTCCAAATGGGACTAGGACTATAAACTTCCACAAAACAATCCTTTAAAATAGGTTTTATAACCATTTCAGCTTCTTTAACAATATCATCTGCTGTTATCATTTTTACTACTTCAGCTCTACTAAAAAAGTATCTTTAAGGCTTACAATAGGTTCTATAGATTGTATATTTAATACCTTGCTTTTTATCTCAATACTGTCATTTAGACTAGGTACAACATTTTCACATGAAATATAATACTCAAAATTTAAATCTTTTTGAGTAGTTGTGCTTTTGTCTGAATTTAGCATTTTTTTTGGCAATAATAAAATATCAAATCTTTTGTCTATATCTCCAATCATTTCACCCTTCAGTGGGTCAAAAACTTCATCTTCTGATTCTTTAATCAAAATACCTCTAATGCTATATTTTTTAAATATCACTTTAGCCCCTCTCAAGAGACACTCTTCTCTCAACAAAGGGTAACAATAAAGCCCTGATTACTTTATTGTAAGGTCTATTGTCTTCATTCTCAATAGTAACTGCCCCTTGAAATGATACCTTTTCAGGACTTCTTTCAAAATGAATACCATCATTTTCATGGATCAATACCGCTAGTTCACAAGTAGCATATTTAATTGGCATTGGGATAATCCCATCACCTCTTGGAAATTCCATATTTTGACCTGCATCAAATTTTGAATCACTAAGTTTTTCATTATCAATTAATGAAGAAGCACTAACTAATAATCTTTCTTTTATGGCTGTATCTGTAAAACTGCTCCAGTTTTCTCCAAATTGCTTTGAAAAATACTCATCAGCATATTCTATCGTAACATAACTATTATATATTTCAAAATTCTCAGCAGTATATGGAATTAACATCTACTCTTCTTTTTCGGCTGTTTTTTGCTTTGGCTTAGGTGCTGGTTTTGGCTCAGGCTGTACAAGTCCTAATAGCTGATTATATTTAACATCAGATATCTCTATTGCATCATACCCTGCCATTATTCTTTTAGCCTTAGCTTCATCTTTTACCTCAGAAACAATACCATCTTCGACGTGTTGCCAAAGATACCCACCTTTTACAACTGCTTCGGTTTTTCTGATATTTGTCTTTATAAAAAGTTTCATGATTTTCTAATACCTTTTAATCTTGATAAACCTAAAACACTTCCTATGACAATATTTACATAAAATTTAATTCTAAATAGCTCTTCATCTTTAGTTGAAGATGTTCCTACATTTTTTACATGGATACCAGCAGGAAGATGCGCAGGTGTAATAGCTGTAACTCCCACTTTTCCTGTTCCATCATCAAAACAACCAAAATATAATGATGTACAATCAGTACTAGTACCTTGAACTTCATTATTAGGAATATAATCCATTACGTAAAACGGAATATTCTCATAAGAACTTATAGTTCTACCTAATGTAGTCTTCATTATCATATCTGCAGGATTTACACTATTTGCTCTTAAAAATGCCTTGTATCTTAAAAATGAAGTTGCATTTCCTACAATAAAGTCAACTTCTCCATCTTTTGCCTTTACTAATGCTATAGCTTCATCCATTTTTTCAAAAGTAATTTCACCACCATTTTCAGATATTTCTATAGTTTGACTAGTAGCACAAAGTGATTTCAGGCTATGCATCTGTGGTGCTGTACCGCTACCGTTTACCATACCGCTTTGAAAGTCTCTTGAAACTGATTTAGCTTTTGACTCAATCTCAATGGCTAATGAGGTATCATTACTACTTGCCTGAACTAAATCATCCATTTCTACTTCACCAATTATCTTTGTGGCTCTATAGTAATCATAATCTGTTGTACTAGGTGTTCTACTCACAAGTGTATCACCAATATCGTAGAAGCCTGAATTACCCATCGTAACTTCTTTTCTAATTGCTAATGCTGACCCCGTATAACTTTTAAATGGTATGCTGTCATATATTGGATTTGTTGTAACTATTGTCTCAACAATCCCTTCTGTCATTGTATCTGAAATACCTTTTGTAGCTTCTGCTAAATTTTGTATCGCCATTTCTTATCCTTTTATTTGTTTGCTAATCCAGCTTCTATTTTTTCAAAAGCTGACATATCGTTCGTGGGTTTCCCACCACCATTATGTTGCATTCCATTATTAGGAGCTGTACTCGGAACGAATGCATCAAATTTACCATCTTTTACCAATTTATCAAATACACCATCTACATTAATTGGGTCACCATTATTATCTAAAATCAGCTTTTTCCCACTATCTAAAAATTCTATCTCTCCTCTTGGATTAAATGAAAGACCAGCATTTGCAATATCCATTGCTATATACTTTTGATTTTTAGGGTCAATTTTATGCTTAGTCATAGACTTTAATAGGCTATTTTCAACTACATTAGTTTCATAATTTGACTTGTATTTATCTTTTTCACCAATAACAATTTTTAGTGCTTCTTGGTGTTCAGCATCTCTATTTGTAATAGCTTCTTTAATCGCTTCTGCGGTATGGTTTCTGATATCCTCAGGTGTTTTTGTAGAGTTTAAAGTAGCTATAATTTTATCCACATCTTCATCTTTAAACTCTTTGTCAAGTCCAAACTTACCTAAAGTAGCCATTCTTCCATCCAATGTTTTTTGAATATCTAGCACATCTTTGTTTGCATTATCTACTTTGTCTTTTTCAGATTGTAGGTTAGCAGTTAAGTTATCCATATTAGCAATGGCTTCTTTAAAGTCATTTTCTATAGTTGCTTTCTCTTCATCAGTTTTAGCCTTACTTGAATAATGTGCTAAAAGCTCTTTTAAATTCATACAAATCCTTTTGTTTTTTTGATACTATCTATCCTTAATCACAAAAACTATTTTGTAATAAAGATATGATATAATAGCATTATATCAAAAAAAGTTTTAATCACAGTAGCACAAAGGGTAAAAATGACTATAAAAAATAGAGATATGGCTGAAAAATGGAAAGTGATAGATATTGTTTCAGAAGGTAGAGATGAATTGGTAGCTAAAAACAAGCTGGTTCAATTCCCACAAGAGACACCAACTGCTTATAAAATAAGAAAACAAAATGCAGTATTCTATAATATGTTCAATCGAACAATCACAGGCTTAACAGGTGTAGCTTTTTATAAAGATATTGTATTAAGTAGTAATAATAAAGAAAGTATCCTTGAAGCAGCAGAAGATATAGATATGCTAGGAACTCATTTAAATTTATTCGCTCAAGATGTATTAAACGCATCTTTAAAATATGGTCATACTTTTATGTTTATCGGCTATCCTGATAATAATGCAACGACCAGAGAACAATCCAAGCAATCCAAACTAAGACCTTTTTGGAGCCATATTTTACCACACAATGTAGTCTATTGGAGAAAAGAAAATGTAAATGGGGTACCAAGATTAACACTTTTAATAATCAAAGATACTAAAATGACTTATGATGGATATAGCGAAAGTTCAGAAGATATCTATAGAGTCTATGCACTAAACACATGGCAAATATTAGATAAAGATGAAAATGAGGTAGAAAAAGGGGAGCATAACTTAGGATATATTCCTATAGTTCCCGTCTATTCTAATAAAACTGGATTTTTTGAAAGCTCTCCTTTGTTTTATGATATGGCACTAAGTAATATAAAACATTTTAATATGTCATCTGACTTAGATAGTATTTTGCACAAAACTTGTGTACCACTTTTGGTTCACAGAAGATTGGGAACTGATATGTCATCTGAAAAAGAAAGTGTGACCATATCTCCAAACTCACTTATTGAAATTGGTGAAGATGAAATATTATCTTATGTAGAACCAACTGGTGCATCAATCAAACTTGTTCAAGAAGAATTAGCTAATATTGAAAAAAGAATTGCCAAAGAAGGGATGAGTATGCTTTTAGGTAAAAAACAACAGACACAAACCGCAACCGAATCTAAATTAGATTTTACATTAGGGAATGCTGGACTAAATAATGCTATGAAATCTCTAAAAGATGGCATTGAACAATCTTTTGTTTATCATGCTAAATATATAGGTGAAACTGAAAGTGGAAGTGTTAGCTTGGCAACTGACTTTAAAATTGGTGATACAGATGCAAACTTACTGAATGCACTGCATACCGCTCTTGAAAATGGCAACTATAGTGCTGACCAATGGTTTGACTATCTTAAAACTAATAATTTAACTAGTGAAGATTTTGACCAATTAGCGGAGATTAGAAAAAGAGAAGAAGCTAAAGAAAAAATAGCTAAAGATGAAAAGGCTAAATCTTGTCCAAGTCAAAGCAAATAGGATATACAAAAGAACAAGTTAAAGCTATTGAGGAGACTATTGAAGTAGTAGCTGGTAGTTTAACATCAAAGCAAAAATATGCTTATTCTTGTCCGAGTACAGAAACATTATATGGTGGTGCGGCTGGTGGTGGTAAAAGTTATTTAGCAAGGGCATCATGTATTTTGTATAGTTTGCAGATACCAAATTTCACATCAGCACTATTTAGAAGAGTTAGTACATCGCTTTTAGAAAATCACATGAAAGGAGCTGGGGGGTTTTATGCAATGCTACAAAAGTTAGTGGATGTTAATGTGTGTAAGGTGGTGATGCAGCCAACTCCTATGATATCTTTTATTAATGGAAGTGTTATTAGATTAAAGCACCTGAATCATATCAATGAGCTTAGTAAAATACAAGGTGGGGAGTATGGCTTTATAGCATTTGATGAGGCTATAGCTTTCCCTAAGAGCGCACTTTTAGAGATTAACACGAGGATTAGGGTCGTTCAAGATGTAATAGACAGCATTCCTCCTAACTTGAAGAATACATTGCCAAGAGTAATGTATCTGACCAATCCAGTTTTACTAGGTGAGGAATATTTTGCTAGTACAGTAAATTATTTTAAAAATGAATTTGTAAACGCTGCAAAGCCATTTGTTGTTCAGCCACCTGACGATTTAGGGAATACTAGATGTTATATCCCTGCAAAAATTACAGATAATCCTCAGCTAGGTGATAAGGATATTAAAAGACTGTTAGGAATGGATGACAAAGAAAAAAGTATGGCATTATTACATGGCGATTGGAATGCTATGAAAGTTCTAGGTGGATTTGATGAGTGGTCTCCAAGTAAACACATTATATCACCTATATTTATTCCTGACGGCACAACTGTTCATCGTGGGTATGATTACGGTCTTGCTGTTCCGTATGCTTTTTTATGGTACATTCGCACCAACGGAGAAGAGATATCTTTTTTAAATGGAGAAACTTTTTGCCCTCCAAAAGGAAGTATTATATTTGTACATGAATTTTATGGTGGAGATGAAAAAGACAAAGGGCTATATCATGCAATACCTGAACAATCAGAAAATGCTTTAAAAGTGGAAGAATATATCAAAGCGACATATTGTACACCTAAAATATATGCAGGTCGTGCAGATACCGCAATATGGAATAAAGAAAGCAGTTTAGACACGATAGCTAATCAATTTGCAGAATTAGGAGTACATTTTGTAAAAAGTGATAAAAGTAATGGGTCAAGAATCTCAGGACTACAGAAAATAAAAAGTATGTTAGCAGAAGGATTAAAAGATATGCCTGAAAAACCATGTTTATATTTTGTAGATACTTGTAGGAACTCTACAAGAACTTTCCCATCATTAAAAATAGATAAAGGTGGTATAGATGTTGAATCAAAAGGGGTACCTGATCATTGCTATGATGTAATTAGATATGTGTGTTACAGTGGGAAAACATCTGTTCCAATGAGAACTATAAGAGATGGTGGATTAGTATAACATTTAATATGCCACAAAGTGGTATATTTTTGTCAAAAAACATTACGAAAGGAAATATCCACCATCATGGGGAATTATATCAAGTTTGATTAAATATTTGCTTAATTTTTTTGGAATTTATTAAAAAAATGAGTTTTAGCAGTTGGATGACCAAAACTCATTTTAATTTTACTCAAAATCAAGGAGGTATATGATTTTTTTATAAGGCACAAGTGAGACAAGCCACAAGCAATAAAATTATAACCACTTTTAGCTTAAACTAAAGCCTTATATTTTTATAATAACTTGAGGTGAAATTCTTTTTTGATTTAACCGCATTTAGCACATATTCATCTATAGTATTTTTAGCGATTAAATAATGAACTACTATTTTATCTTTTCTTGTTTTTTTAGCTAATCTGTCTTTGGACTGCAAATAAGTAGTTGCACTAAAATTTAATGAATATATTATCATTGTATCCGCATAACTAAAATCCACACCCTCAGAATATTTTTTAATATGACCCACAAAAAATGAAGCATCACCATGTTTAAAATCATCAATATCCTCAGTAGCCTTAAATAGTTCATTTAATAAAAGTTTTCTTTCTTCTATATAATTGCATAAAACCACAACTTTTTTAGTATTGGTGCTATTTCTTTTAATATAATCTACTTTATATCTACTTAGAATAATACTTTTTTCATCTGTCAACTTCAAGGTGCCACCAGCTACCTGATGTAATTTATTTATTTTTTTAGCACCTTCTAATTTATCAAGCTTTACACTATCAATAGTAATTTCACCCTCTTGCATTTTATTTGATATCAATTTCAATTCATAAGGCATATCCAAATAATGTACTCTCTCTTGCACTAAAACATCAAAATCAGCATCTATCTTAGACATATCAGCCATTAAATGCTTTACCATATCGTAAACATTTGGATTTACTTTTTTATATGGTTTAACTCTTCTTCCACGAACTATAAAGCTGTCATCAATTCCGTTTTTTTTGTACCATTGGGTAAAATTTTTTTCTCTATATGGACTTTTATTTGATATCCAAAACTGATGAAATAGTTGTGAGTATGATTCTGCACTTGGTGTAGCTGATATAAAAATAATTGGTAAATGTTCAAATCTTTCTTTTATTTTTTCAGTTCTTTTGGCAGGTTTAGGAAATCTACTCATCGAGTGAGCTTCATCGCAAATTAATAAATCAAATTCACCATCCACTTTATGTAAGCTATCATAATTTATAACCGTAAAATTATCACATTGTGCAAGTTCTAAATCTTTAAGCCAACTACTCATTGCACTTTTTTTTGTTAAAACTAATATGTTTTTATATTTATCTTTTGCTAAAAATATTGCTGATAAAGTTTTACCAACTCTTGGCTCTGCTACTAGATAAACTAAGCCATATTTATTAAAAATAGGTGATGAAACACTTACTAACTTTTTCTGATGGGGAAACAACTCTACCATTTCTCTATTATTTTTTCCTCAATCTCTTTAGATATTTCAGGATTATCCAGTTGAATTAATTTAATCATATTTTGCTTGTCCTTTTTAAATCTTTTTTGATTTTACTATAGCATTCTGTACACACACAAATATGTCTATCTTTTGATTTTTGATATTTTATTACTAGCGGTGTGGTAAATTCTAATATGCAAAATTCACAATCACTATTCCTATATATTCTATCAGGCACTGAAAGGCTTTTTTTCTTTCTTCATTTTTCTATATACATTATTTGCAGTTCTCTTTTTAATTCTAAGTTTAGTTATTTGTTCTTTGTGATATTTGGGTCTATGACTATCCTTAAGTCTTGAATAATGATAATGTATTTGCTTTTCTAATTTATCTATTTCTAGTAGTTTTAATTCTTTTTTTGTAAGCTTCTTGTCATCTTTTTTGTATAAGTTTATAATATCTATTATTTTTTGTTTAAACCGAGATATTTTGCTATATCCTTGCAATATTTTCATTTATTTATCTTCTCCTCATATTTTTTATCACTTTTCTTATTTAGCAAATCTAAACTTTCATCAAGCAAATCCAAATGCTTATATTTCTCTGCATTATTTACAACTATTATTCCTAGTATAAGTATATGTACACCTAGTGCTAGTTCCCAAGATGTCACTGCAATGATAATTAATAGTCCTAATATTTCAATTATTCCTCCAATAATAAGTGTTGTGATATACTGTCTCTTCGAGTCCATTATTTCTCCTTGATTTATAAATGTTTTATATATGAAGTACTATTAATACGATAGCATCATTACTCTAAATCAGAAAAGCATGAGCCATCTCTTTTTGCATCACCATTTTTTAAAACAGTATAATTTAACAATAATGCCCTGTCTCTTGTTATTTTTATTAGCTCATCAAGTGCTTTTAAATGCAAAGCTATAAATTTTTTTTCTTTTTCGATATGTTCATCTTTAAAAAAGTCTCTATAGCTTATCAATTCTTCTTTTCTTTTTATTAATCTAGCTTCTTCATCTAATAAGTCCAAATGATAAGCTTCTCTTTCATGCTTGTTCATTATAGCAATAAATGAATTTTTTTTGACTTTTGGCTTTTGTAATATTTGTTTAAATAGATTTTTAAATATATTCATTGTAACTTTCCTTCTCCTCAAAAGAAAGCTATTTCTTGGTCTAACATCCCCTCTATTTCTTGGTCTATTATCTCCTCTATTGTTAAGGATATAAAATATTCTAAATACTCTTCATCTATTGATTCAACTTTTGACTTAATACTTTCAGAGTACTCAATGTTAATAGCTGTTAGAGAGTTAAGTCCTACATCATAAACGGCGGAAAATAAAATCTCATTGCTTTTAGGGTCAACAACGCGAACATTAATTCGAACGGTGCTGATTATGGTATTAATAATTTTATATCTCCATTCATATTTCTTAAGTAACTTACGGAAAATTGCATAATTTTTCCTCATAATTTTTCTATTGTTCATATTTTCCACCTGTTTTTATTGATATTTTGAATAGTATAACTATATTTCATTGATTTAATGTTGACTTAAGTCATTTTTATATAAAATAACTCAAGATGAATATTAAGCGGTTAGATGCAAATTTTATCAAGAAAAAGGTGAACTTTCTGAGGGTTCACCTTTTTTGCTTTATATTATCAAAAGTTTTTTCATTTTCCTTTTATTTTTTTATTCTTATAATTTTAAAAAAAAGTATAGTTTGTGAACTACCCCACCCTAAAGGGTGGAGCTTCCTAGAAACTCCAAGCTAATGCTTAGATTAAAAAGGCTTAAACGGTAGTCCCTACCGCATTTAATATATTTAGACTAGCATTATAATCAGCATTTAAAGTATTTTCACATTTTATACATTTAAATTTTGATTGTGTCAATCTATTATCTTTTGAAATATATCCACATGATGAACAAGTTTGTGAAGTATATTTAGGGTCAACTTTAATTAATTCTCCACCATTTTTATCTAACTTATATTCTAACATCTCAAAGAACTTCCCCCAAGACTGTTGTAATATTGAACGATTAAGTCCAGCTTTTGCTCTTGCTCTTATATTTGGATTTTCTATTGAACCTTTGGCTTTTTTTGACATATTTTTTATCTGTAAATTTTCTACTTTTATAGTTTGGTTTTCACTAAGTTTATGTGTAATTTTATGTAAAAAATCATCTCTTTTATTTCTAATTTTTAAATGCTTTTTAGCTAGTTTTATTTTTGCTTTTAATCTATTTTTCCCACCTTTTCTTCTTCTAGTTAAAACTTTTTGAGCTTTAATCATATTTTTTGTATCTTTATTAAGATTATGCTCCTTAAATGGATTTATAGCTTCATCTTCACTTGTATATGCAAAAACTTTTACACCAACATCAATTCCAATAGTATTACCATTATTAATTTTGGTAGTTTCTTCTAATCCATCTTCATAATTAATACTTGCAAAATATTGATTAGCTTCAAAAGATATTGTTACAGTTTTTATTTTTCCATTAAGTGTGCCACGATGAAATTTAGATTTTATATTTCCTATTTTTGGAAGATATAATTTATTATTTTTTATTGAAGCTGTTGAAGTTTGATATGATTGTCTTGAATGATGTTTGGATTTAAATTTTGGAAAACCAACTGCTCCACCTTGTTTAAATCTTCTGAAAAAGTTTTTATAAGCAATATCTATTTTTAATACTGAGTTTTGTAATGCTGTACTATCAACATCTTTTAAAAATTCTCCACCTTTTGCTTTTTTCATAGGAACTAATCGTGGTTTTAAATCCATACGAGCAGATAAATTATCTCCGCATTCATAAGCTTTTATTTTAGCATCAAGTAAAATATTATATACAAACCTACATGAACCAAATGTTTTATGAATAAGTTGTTTTTGTTCAATATTAGGATAAATTCTAATTTTAACAACTTTTAACATTATAGTCCTTTTAAAATTGGTATTCAATAGCTATTATAACTTATTTATGGTATTGTGTCAATAGTTTTTAAAA